AGGGTTTAAATCTACTACATCTCCGCAATAATTAGACTTCCTAAACCGAACCCAATATGAGGAGTCTCCTAGACCTAATGGTTCCCCATACTTCATGAGTAAGTAAACTGTTCCTGGAATTATTGTCAGTATCGCTTGGTAGCCAGGAATAGCTCCGTTATTAACCCCCATAAATCCCTGATTGACGGCAAACGTGGCGACTCCTAACGAATGTGTTTTATATTGTGGGTTTGCACCGTCACCTCTACTAAATTTTGGTATTCTGTTTGCTCGCTTCAACTCATCTAGCGTATCGAAGAAATTGTCAGGCATAGACGAACCAGGGTATTCTATGGTGAAGCAATCTGCTATGCCCACATTTGTGTATGCGTTAGTACTTGTATCGTATATAGCGTGCCCTATGTCATATTCGTGTCCCCAGAATTCGGCCATAGGCATCGGGTCTGTAAATAAAAATCTATCACCAGTTACTAAGATGACATTAAAGTATAGACATACAGTTCTGGGAGAATAATAAGCACAAGCAAGTAAGTGGTCGGACCAAATACGCTTTCCTACGGGTTTATTCTTCGCCTTTTTAGCTTTCTTTTTTCCTCCCATTAGAAGAATTAGCGAGGCTGCTATGCTAACTACAGTAAAAGCGGTTGATAATGCAGGCATAGTCTATCTCCTCTAGTAGTAGCGTTTGTTTATTTCGTCCATAGTACTGTCTTTAATCACAAGATTTCCCCACCAAACTGTGTTAGCCCTAACCTTACACGTACCGTAAGTTCTGGGCAGAGGTTGCGAATCCGTATGGGGCGGAGTAATTTCTACAGAAACATCTGCCGTTTCGGTCTTATCATTATGGCCCTTAGAAAATAACGCAAACACTACAGTCAATAAGGTTACGCCCATCGAAATCCATCCAAATGCAGACATATTACCAGCACCGCCAGAACCGCCTACAGCCTTATCTCCTCCCTTAGTTGACATCATCTACCTCCTTTTTATTTTTAATCAAACTACTTTTTTCTATGTTAGAAATCTTAAGTAGAGCAGAAAGTATTATGTTTATTTCAGTAATAGCGGGAGATAACTGAGACAATGTTTCCTCGATATTTTCCATTCGTTTATCCAACGAACTTACTCCCTTTCCCAGTATATAGATAACAAAGACACAAATTGCTGCAAAAATCAAAAGAAGTTTGGTTAGAGCTACAAGAGTAACGTTAGATAAGTTCAATACGTCAAGCATTTAACCCTCCAAAGTGCAAATTTATTTTAATTCAATTATTAGAATTTGCTCCTCATCTGTAGTAACATCTTTTTTCGCTTTGATAGTCACCCAACGACTTTTTGGGAAAACGAAGGACTGGGAATTCTGCCCTACATTAGAACCTTCAATCACTATCTCTCTCACATTCTTGTAAACATTTACTACCCCTTTACCTTTTACAGACATACTTTGCAAGTAAGTTATAGTATCTTTTTTCACCGAAGATACGACACGTCCTGAGAGAAACAATAAAATAATAAGTATAACCAATCCCTGGAGAATAATTGAGTAATCCGATAGTATGTAGTTTTTAATAAAGTTCATCTATCCTCTCCCTTATATCTTTATTTGAAAATATTTTATAAAACAACCCCAACGCTTCTAAGCGTGACACATTACAGCCAAGACGTACCTCTGGTTGTTTTATTTTGCCAGACTGAAAATTTATCAGGATATTCCCAGCTAACATGCCCATATTATAAAAATTAACAGAGGTAGAAATAGCTGCATTGTACTCTTTGCTTAAGAGTAAGTTGAATACTACTTCCAAATGACGCATATTTAAACTTGTAACAATCTTAACTATCTTTTCCATACTTACAAGTCTTCTAGTGGGAGGGTCGTATAATCGCTGAGCAGTTATAAAAATTACTGAAAATTCCTCTTTTTGTAGTTTCTGAATAAAATCAGTCAAAGATGTTGTATCTGGGAAGGAAATAGTTTGGATGTTTGAAATACCTCGTTTATTAAATTCGTTTGATAGGGTATCAATCAAGGCCTTTTCGGTATATGACATAAAAGTGCAGGAACTTGTGACAACATAATAAGTCTTTGGCGTCAATGCAGCCAAATCTAAAAGGTCCCAAAGTTTTTCTAGTCTTATTATTTCCTCTACTCCAGCCACCTCGGCGTTGTTGTTTAATCTACTTTTGTAAAAAGTCAGTGGAAGATTTAATCCACTGAATATAACTTTATAACCTATATTTGCCAGCCTAATACCAACATAGTTAAAAGCAATATCATCTACGGTAACCACAAAACTTAGATTAGGAAAGTTTTCGATTATGTTTTTTACAATATCATCAGCAACATCACTAATATCTGCGGGATTAATATTTTTAGTTTTCGCTCTTAAATAGTATATTTGAACAACTTCATCGTCTCTTATATAATGTTTATCTCGTAGGCAATCTATAATTCCAAGCATTTGTGGCCTATAACATACATTGAATGGATTATAAGATGAAACTATAACAACTTTTTTGTTTACTAAATTACGATTTCCAGTAGAAATTAGTATATGTGGGGATAGTAGAACATACATAAATATTGTAGCACAAAATACGAATACTTCTTTATGTTTCATATTCCACCACTTTAAGCTTTTTAAACAGTCTTAATCCCTCGTTCGAATACTTCTCCCTAAGAGTTATTTCGTCAGCACAGGTCCGACCGATAACTAATTTGTTTGTAATAATAGATACTCTAGCATTTTGGATTAATATATATGTTCCGCTATCTGCAATGTCATCTACCCATTCCAATTGTAATCCTAACTTTTTCTCCAGACATTCCTTTAAGTTACGTCTATTATAACTTAAACATTCAGATAAATTGTCAGCCATTCTATTTCTTTTGTCAAGTAAGTATGAGAAAAGTTCATTGGTGGGGCGATTATATCGTAACTTGAGAACCTTTCGCAACTTGGGGTTATTTCTTAAAATTTGTTTAAATCTACCGACAATTACGCTCATGGACCCCAATCTCCACTATGGTCTGGATTGTCGTCATTATTATCATTGTTTTCAGATTCATCGCCCAAGCACATCTGACCGATATTGCCTCTATTACGCACCGACGTATCGCTAAGAGTATCGCTTGTAAGCATATTTGACGGCATATCGGGCCACCCACATGCCCTGGGAAGATTGCCAAAAAGTAGCTTACATCTATCTAAGTCACCTATGCAATTGGGAAGTATAGTAATCTTTTTGTTAGCATAATTCATAACATAGTCTGGAATATTCCATTTAAGTGAAAACGAAGTCGGTGATAAAACAGAAGCTATTAAATTTGGGACAGGAAGCTCAAAAAAAGTGACGTTAGGTATCTCCACACCTCCCATAAGGATGACCAACCCTTCTCTCCAAAAGTCATCAAAGGAATCTCCTAAAAAATATGGAGAGCTAGGCAACTCTACCACATTGTCTCCAGTAATGTTAAAATTAGTATATTCCGCCTTGTAGGCATCTTGTGAAAGGCCACAATATTTATCATAGATAATATGATTACAGTATCGCTGGACCCAATAAGTAATGACTTCGGAGTTAGCAAGGTTAAGACCTAATCCGAACTCTACATCAATAGTAGTCGTTTTTAGTGAAGCTTTTTTGTATTTTCCTTTGAAAAGAATAATAGCTCCGTTCAACTCCTCCTTATAGCGATAAATAGTAAGGTCACACTTAAGAAACTCTGTCTTAAAAAATATATCTATCCAGTACTTTGTAGCTGGAAGATGGATTGTAGTATCTACATCTCCGTAAGTAAACTTTATAGCCGAGTGAACTATTGGACGTGGGTAAAATGTCAATCCGTTATACACAATTTCACTCCGCCCAGTACAGAATCCGACCGAAGTAGTATCACTATAAGTAGAATAGAAGTCAAACTGATACAGGTAAATAACGTGGCCTACGGTTACTGCTTCTTCCCAGGTTTGCCAAGACATATTTACACTCCTTCAGGGTAAATCTTTGGAGACTCAGTAAATGGGTTATAATAATTTTTGTAGTCCTCAACCAAGTCCAAAGTAACATAGGCAATATCAGACGTAACAAAGTTAAAAGTAATATCTTCCTTATTACTTCGCACATACAAAAACGTAGTAATTACATCAATATCACTTACGATTATTTCTGGCATAGGATAATCCAAGTTTACTTTTAGAACCCTATAGTCTAATTGAATTTCCATAGACGAAATTTGGTTAAAGTGAATTTTGGAAAATCCATCATATACAATAGCGACCATTCTCTGCTTATAAACATCCTCAATTGATTTCTGACCCCAGTTTAAACTATAAAAATACTGCATCCCAGCTTCGTACTTATAAATCTCAAATTCATCTGGAACATGGAAAGGAGCATAGCCAACAGGTCTAAAATCCTCTTCCATAGCAGTAAACCAAAAGGATAGGTAACGCCCCTCTATCAAAAACTGGAGGTCCAACATTTTGTTTATTTCAGCTCTATTAGGGAGAAATACATTAAAGATTTTTTGAAATATAGGTAGTTTCCTAAGAAATATAGGCTCAAACGTTCCAGTGCCCATGTCCATTAATACGCCAGTAAAATCCATTCTATCTGCAATATTCTTATAATCTATCGCCTGCGGATAGGGAATCACCATAATATCATAATGTAGCGGGATATTATGGTAAGTGACGCTAGATTTTCCAAATATGTAAATTTTATTATGTATCAAGGCCTCACTCCTTTACAGTAAAATACGCTTGTCAATAGTTCCGTCAACACTTGCGCTTACGGTTACATCATACGCATTTCCTTCACTATGAGTTATAGTAACAGTAAAGTCAGTAGGAAGTAATTTAACAGGGTAGCTTAGGTATGCCCTATCAATAGTCCCCTCAATTATGTTGAGTTCTGGAGAAGAAGACAAGATTTCTATTTTTGTAAATTCAGGCATATCATCGCTTATTACACGTTTGCAGGTTAAATAGTACGAGTGGACGGTGTAGAATGTGTCAATAACGAGACAAGCAACAAAGTTATCAAATGTCTGATATGTTGTTTCAATATACTCATTAAACTCTTCCGATTCTGTCAAGATGTAAGGAGGTTCGATAGATACAGGTGTAAAATGCCTTAGTGGATGTGTTACATAAATTTCGTATCCAGCCTCATACAAACTTTTAGCTCTAGCGGATAATACAAGGTTGCGAATATATTTTGCATGTAAGTATGATACAGTGCTTTTAAAGGGAACCTTTATTTTAGGATTTGCCACTGCAACGTCCACCTTAAACACAACACGAGATTCAAATTCTTGTTGTTCAACGATAGTCTCTGGTTGTTCCATGTTGGGCCTTACTTCAGGCGTCTTTTTTCTTTCCAGATACACCAACGGTATTACTATGATGTTAGGCATCTTTTAAACTCCTCTGCATCTATCTCTATTTTAGCTATGAACTCTCGTCCTCTCCTTTCATGAGTTATAAATCTGCCTTTAATTAAAGGAGTTAAAAACGTGGATTCATAAACAGTTCTATGGTCATAAGGAGAAGAGGTAATCAATACGTGTTGGCTCCCAGACACAAAGTCAACAATACCTCCATAACTTTCGTTTGTATTTATGACTAAGACTTTGCTTGCTATCTTCCAAGTGAGCCTTTCTTCTATAAGTTCCTCTACTGTCCAAACCATTCTATTCTCTTCTTGTACAAAGTATGCATCCTTGACAGAAAGTGCATCCAGTCTAAACGGAACTAGAGAGAAATTGTTTATAAGATTCCCAACGCTTTTATTACAAGAGACAACGTAAAGCCAGTTAGCCATCATAGAGTCAATAATGTCAACAGAAATTGTGTAATAAATACTAGGAATGTTAAAGCTGATTCTGGAAATATCCTCGTCATTAATCGCAGGAACTATCTCGTTGACAAAATCTATAGTTAGTTTAACCTTTTTCCCACTAGAGGATATCATAGCAATTAAACTCCTGGAGGTTCTGATTTATGCTTGCGTATCCCATAACCTCAATTTTCAGAACAAGAGATGGCCTTTTACCTGCATTCAACTTGTGTCCTAATATACAAGGTATCCACCAGTTAAGCAAGCCTGTATTTATTTTATCTGGGAATAGGACGGTGATACCAGTAAGAACAGTCCAAGTATTAGGTAAAACTAGAGGATATGTGTCTGTAGGTACTTATGGTTACTACGTCCTTCATCATTCGCAAGAAAGAAAAATAAATATTAAAAAGCTTGCCGTTAGAGGGAATTTTAGTCTAAGAGACACACATACATTAGGGGTTACAAAAGACGTATTAATTACAAACGTCATAAAATCATTAGTATCCTTATACACACAAAACGGAAGAACACAATCTCTGGTGTCAAGGATAGTTAAGAACTATCCTCAATGGGAAGACTTTATCCCTCCAGACATCCACAAAAATTACAATGAAGTAGATACAACATTTATCAACTACTCCGTTGAAAATTATTATATGTCGCTATATTTATTCTTAAAACTTTCGTTCATATTGAAAAAAGTCAAGTTAAAAAGTAACTTTTTCATATTCCGTTTAACGTCTTCTTGGTGGAAAGACTATTACGATATAATCTGTAAGTCTCTCAACCTCCTTCCTCTCGTTTCCCAGAAAAGTATTACTTCTGGGATAGTAGAATGGAGGTTTAAGAAGACAGACCTGATTTATCTTGTCAAGCTTCTAATCAAAAAGCTTCAAATTAAAACAGTTGATAGGTTAATGACTTTAGTAAGTCTATTTTCGGAAACTGACGTCACATTTTCCACGGGAGGAGAATTAAAGTTGGAAAACTTTAAGGAGACAAAATTGTCAACTAGAAAGTTAAAAGAGTTCAGGGTGGAAAAGGTTTATGATTGCTCAACTTACTTTATTGTTTTAGAGCCTGATAATCCCTATGTTAGGAATAGGCCTATTGAGGTTAATGCAATATATCCAATTTTGTAAGTTAAAAGTAACTTAAGGTTATTGAATCTTCCCGACTAATATTATGAAAAAATTTCCAGTCGTACTCCTTCCATCTGGTAGTTGGAAGGAGTAGGCTTTGTTCTTTATTTTCTATAATTATGAATTTAAACGTAATGCTTGTAATTACGCCTTCAAAGTTGTTTACGAGGACTTTTCTTCCAACGCAAACGTATTTGTTGGAGCGAAAGTCCAAGTAAGCAAAAATACTCTGAGCCATATTTTTAAGAAACAATCCTAACAAAACGGCAAGGAATATTTTTAGGCTCAACCACAAAATAGTAGAGTCAATCGCATCAACTATCTGCACTAATTGGCTCGAAAAATCTCCCATAGCTTAAACCCTTATTATTTCTTAATAAGCATTCTTGCCACCCTTCCAAAGTCCTTTACCAGCCACACGTGTTGGTTATTAAACGTAGTCCCTCCTATTGCTATTAAAGTTCCATCGGAGGTAAATCCATAAGCTGTGTTTAAACAAGCTAACGTTTTATTAGCTATTGTCCCAAGATACTTGTTATTAAATAAATCAAAAGCAATAATATGAGGGTTTTCATAGTATTGTGCTGAATAGTCCACATAAGACATTACCAAAAGCCCGTTGAATTCAGCAAACTTCTCACTTCCAACATCACTACCATTGGTAAGAGCAGAAGTATCTGAGCAGACCTCCTCATAGTTGTGAAAATCGGGAATTCTAAACTTTATAATCTTTCGCAACGTAGCATTAACAAATTTTTTGCAAATAATACTTCCATCAGAAACTTTTGTGGCGAGTTGAACAGTCCCATCAGTATATTCATCTAAATATTCCCAAGTATCTGTGTCTATATCATACCTATAAATTTTACGCAACGGCCCGCCAAACACATAAACGTAGCTCCCTTCGACGATTGCACATGCCCTTGTTGCATCCTCACTTTCTGGAAAAGGAGAGAGCTCCATCCACGTATTTGTTGAAGGACTATAAACAAAGAATCTGTTCGTATAATTCGTAGCATTATAATTTGTATATCCCATTCCATAATAAAAAACATCTCTGTTAGAGTCGTATAATGTAATCCCACTGCGGATAGTGATAGGAGCATTTCCCCTACTGGTCCAGCTATTTGTTTTTGGGTCGTAGTATCTAACTAAAGATGTCAAGCCAGCATTATTACAACCTGAAAACATCCAGAATGTGTTATCAACAGTTCTAACATCATGTTGATATGGCACACGCACTTGATTTCCATAAGGATGGTTAGCTCCGTTAGTCACATTTAAGGGAAATGACTTTGTATATCCAAATATGTCAAAGTCATCGGGACTTCTGTCTGTCCAGTTTAATGTAGTGATTATATCGCCTGGAAAGAGATTAGCTCCCCCACCGCTTTCAGCATCTCTTACATAATCTAAGTTATTAGTAAAAGGATTATATACGAGTCCCATAAGACCAACACTCCTTAAACTCTGATTATTGCTATTATGTTACTAATTCCAGTATTAATATTAGGAAGACCAAAAAGATTAGGGTCAGGAGGAATATAGTCATAAAATTGGAAGTCATCAAACCAGAACCAATTCCCAGAACTTGTCATTGTCAACCGATAAATTAAAAACTCAGCTTGAGCAGCTTCTGGGATGTCAACAGTATGTGTTCCATTATTTATGGATACACCTTCCATTAACGTTGTATATGTTGAGCCGTCGTTACTGCCTTCTAATCTAATTGTAAAAGAATTAGCTTTCACATTAATAGTAAACTTGGCAACTAATTTTGGTTCTGTAAATTCATACTCCCACCATTCTCCAGAACTTGTAGTTGCAGAACAGTAGGTGGGCTGGGAAGTAGTAAGTGGATACCAGGCACGATAGCTTGAGCTATACTCAGAGGATGCTCTTACAGTTCCAGTAGATGATGTGTAGTCAGAATGCTCTGCGATTAATGGTATGCTTCGACCATTATCCTGTCCAAAAGTATATCCAATAACTTCAAATAAAGCAGGGTAATCTTCTTTACTGACCAAAGACCCATCGCATTTTAACCATCCAGATGGAGGAGCTAGTGTATCTGGCCACCATATAATGCTTCCTGATGTAAACCTAGCTCCCCCACCTCCAACGGCATCTAAAGAATCTGTAAATGGATTAAATGCAAATTGCATTACTAACCCTCTCTGAGTTTTTCCAACTTTCTATATGATTTCCACCCAAATAATCTGACTGCCTCAAACATTACAACTTGTTTCCAGGTAGGAACTCCAATGTCCATCATGGCATGAAGAAATACAAAGTCAGCTATCTTTCTATTATATAGTCCATGCCTATACATATAGTCATGAACTATAGCAGGCCCGCTGTAGCGTCCTACTGGAGGAAGAATAGGCCAGACAATACGAGGCGTAGATGCGAAATCTGTCGTAGCTCCCTTCGGAACTGTAATTTTTATTTCAAAAATTTCATCCACATATGTCAAGGGCTCATAAACTTCCCACTCAAGAATAGTTTTCTTATAAGGAATTATTCCAAAAAGTTTCCTTTTCTCTATTCTTGGGGGAAGTTGTTTTGTTATAATGTCGCCAATGAAAGGCATTTCGTTAGCCCTCCTTTTTTATAATATCTATCCCCTCTTTATCAAAGTCTATTCCAAGTTTTTCACAAATTTTCTCTACCAAACCGATAGCCTCTTTGATAGTTATTTTTCCGTCCGCTGCGATTTCAGTTAATTCCTCTGCCAAAAGACCTACCAAAGAAATTGCTTTAAAAAACGAAATCTTCATTTTATGCCCCCTTTATTATTGCTGTTCTTGATTAAACATTGCCATAATTGTGGATAGTTCAATATGCTCCGTCTCCTCTACTTCACTCCAATCCCATGTTATAGCATTCAACTCATCTATTGATGTTGCGTTTAGGATGCTGGATTTTTTGTTGTAGTAGTAATTCATGACGGTATTCACCCATGCCCATACCTTTTGGATTTCAGTAATTATATCGGTTCTGCCTTTATCCTTTGCAAGCTGGTAAAGAGAAAGGAAACTAGCTTGTGTGCCGTTATCATAATGCGAATATACAAAGTCCTGAAGTTCTGCCTTTAGCTTAGCAGCTTTTGCTTCCTTCAAAGGATTCAAAATTTCGTCTGTGCTTTTATCTACCCATTGATTTGTAGAAGAGTCCCACTTCTTAGCAGAAATGTCAATAATAGTCCCACCAACATAAGCCCTTTTCCCAGGATTTTGAATAAGCTCCAACCATACACTATCGGAAATTTCTACCGCATCTGTCGGAATGTTAGAACCGTGAATTTTACTATCGTAAAATCCCTGTGGTAATCCTTTCTCATCAAAAACACCGTATTTCATGCTAATAACCTCCTTTTAATTAGTAGCCTAACGCTATCCAATAATAATCTGCTTCTTCTTTATGTGCGCCTTTAAAAGAAAACCAGGCATCTGTCACCTCAACAAGTACATTAGCCTCATCTTTTTTCATACGAATATGTGTATTATATCTAACGGGAGTAGATAAGGTAATAAATAACACGTCATTTGGAAAAACTATAGGATAAAAAACAACCCAAAGTTCGTCTTCAACTTCTTCCACTCTACCCCATTGGATTATTATACCGTTTGGAAGTTTAGTAAATCCAATTGGATTCTTACTGCAAGTGAAATCCCCAGGAAGGCCTCTAATAAAATCAGTATCAAGTCCGCTACCAGCTCCGTCAACCGTTTTTAGTTTATTTAGAATCTCCAGGGCAGTTATATCGTTTGGAGCGGACTCAGTAAAAACTAAGCCATCTTCATTCTCAGAAACTTGAACAAACTTTCCTCCACTTCCACTGTAGGTATCTGGAGTATCAGACAATCCTAAAAACGTGGTAATAACGTCTGCTATGTATGTTGTCTCTTTCCAGATAGCAGCACCCTCAGTCGCATCCAGACAAACGTATTCCTTTTTTGAGTCAACATTAACCCACCTAGAACCTACAGAGTAACCCTCACTACTATCGTTACTGGAAGAAGGAGATACTGTAGCGTTTAAGTTATTTTTTATGTTTTCAACATTACCCAGACCTATTTGACTCTTTGTCACGTGATGCGGATTGTTGGTGTTCTCTATGTGGGCCCTAACAGGAATATTAGCATTTTCAGTATCTATGTAAAACTCTTCAGCAGTTGTTCCCGTATCTGTATTTTGATTGTGTGCTTTTCCTACCGCATCAGCAGCCTCAGAAGCAGTAACCTCAGTACTTCCATTACTAAGAATCTCTGCTTTAGTTACTATACCATCTTTGTCGGGGTCATAAACATCTGTGCGCATATCTCCTTCATTACCTTCAGGTACAGTGTCAAAAACTATCCCATCCTCACTATCAGAGACACGTAAGAACTTTCCTCCACTTCCATTATAAGTGGATGGAGTATCTGAAAGGCCTAAAAAAGAATTGATGACACTAGCTATATATGTTGTCTCTTTCCAGATAGCAGCACCTTCGGTTGCATCTAAGCAAACATATTCTTTCTTTTCATTAACATCAATCCACCTAGAACCAACAGAATAACCTTCCCCTTCATCATCTACTGTTGTGGGTGGTTGTGTAGCATTCAGATTATTTTTTATATTCTCTACATTCCCTAACCCTATCTGAAACTTAGTAACATGGTGAGGATTATTAGTGCTTTCAATATGTGCTCTAACTGGAATTTGAGCTCCATCAAGTTCAATATAAAACTCTTCAGCAGTTGTTCCAGTATCTGTATTTTGTTCGTGAGACTTAGACACTGCATCGGCAGCTTCAGAAGCAGTAACCTCAGTGTTTCCGTCGCTGAGAGCCTCCGCCTTGGAAACTATACCATCCTCATCAGGGTCATAAGTCTCTGTATTCATATTTCCACCACCGCTACCACCACCCGCTCCTGGATAATTTACGTTGAACCATTCAGAAAAAGTAGTCATCCTTTACCTCCTCTAAATTAATAATGTGTTGTTAGTAGATGTACCATAACATAGTTATCGGCCTCAACCTTATCCAAGACAACGTACGAAGGTAATTGTGTGGGTGGTCCTAATACTTGATTTCCGTCAGAATCAATTGTCAAGGAATAAGACATACCAACTTTCAAATCAGCCACACTTCCCGCTGGGATAAGAAAACGAGTCTGAATAGAATTAATTAGAAATACCTGGTCCCCAGCTTTGTAAGTGTAATCTGGATTGTTCATGGATTCATACGCATTTTCCATCTGATACACACGAGCATCGTTGGGCATATCTAACCAACCGATTATCTCCTTAACATTTGGACCATTAGCTAAAACTAGCTCGCCCGTGTCAATAGAATACCCAACAAACCTTCCCGAATACTTAAGTAAAGTTATGTCGTTTTCCAGTGTAAACCAAACGCCGTAACAGGCAGTCACTGGACGTGGATATAGTAAAGCCATAACCCAACTCCTTTTTTAAAATTTTTTATACAAAGGGAATTCCCAATAAAACCTCTTCCCTTCCAGTATCCTCATAGTCATACTCCAAGGCAAAATCAAACCACCATATTAAAGGCTCAAAGTCAGTATATAAGACTGAGTCAATTATATCAACAAAAGGATTTACACAATAATACTCAACGATATCAGTTTTTGCTGTTATGAAAAACTTAACAATATTTGTAAAATCTCGCAAGTAATTTGGTTTTGGCTGGGATAAGAAAACAACATTGTCAAGGATGTCAGTAATATTATTAAAAATACAGACACTTTGAAAGCATGTTACTGTCGGAAATTCAAATGACTCTATCGTACTTGTTATGTTGTAAGCATGGACAGGCCTACCTTCAACTGTATTTGGAATATAAAATATAAATGTTGGAATAGTTCCTTTAAAAGCGCAATAATTTGATTCCACTTCTATGGTTTTTAAAGGAATAGCCATACGGTCATATAGATTCCCTCCGTACGGCTCATATAAGTATTCAAATGACTCTACTGTATCAAACGAATATATCGGCGCACCATCAGGGCAAAGTTCAGTCTCTTCCAGTGGAGGACATACAATAGCTTCGTAAGGAACAGGAACTAAGTCGCTGTCATATGTATGTATAATCATAGCTTCCTGCGCATCTTCCTCATATCCAGAAGGATTGCAGAAAGTAGTTGTAAACAATGGAATTGAATGGATATAAAGGCCGTGTTCGGGCGATGCTAAGTGGACTGCCGAATCAATAGAATCTATAATGTCAATACGATATGTAAATTCAGCGTAACAAAAATCTGCAAGCTCAAAAGAAGGGCAATCTGACACTACATTTATAGGACCGCTACTCCATAAGTTATTTAAAACTTTATATTCTTCAAGAATATCCATCCCAAAATCAGCGTAAACTTTACAACTTAAATCGGCATCAAACATCTGTAGGTAACTATAGTCATTCCCCACAAGAGACGGCGCATTTAAATTATAGGAAAGTTCTATAGAGTCCAGATTGTCAAGACCAAAACAACTATACTCCGTAAACCCAACCCACTCTGGAGTCGGATATATGATTCTGGAAGCAGAAGCACCCATGTTAAAGTTTTCACTCAAAAAAGGATATGTCAGTGTAGCCATAAATGTATCTAACAAATCCGTTCCATAGCATATGCTCTTTCCAGAATCTAAAGGAGAATAAGGTGTGAGTAGAATACTAGGCAAACCAGCAAGAGAAATATCGTAAAGTGGAGGCTTAATACCACCCACGTCTGTAAAAGTCAGACTATCTAAAAAGTCTATCACCCCTCTATAATCTTTGTAGTTCAAATGAGGTACGATAAAATCTCTTTGAGGGAATGTAGCTGCGTATAAATCCCGAAGAATTAAAGGAGCGACTTCGTTTCCAGTATGGCTGTGTTTAATAGAATCTAATACCTCTATGTCAGGTAGATTTGGTTTGCTAACGCATGTCAAGTCCGCAGTTAAAAATAAGGTAGAAGGAACGCCCTTACCAACATACATTACGAAGTCATACCAAAAACCTCTGTAGAGCGTCCCATAAAAATTTCTGTAAAGGACATTTCCACCGTAAATAGCAGAGCGGGGAATCATATCCCAACTTAATTGGATTATATCTCCTGTAACCGTAGAAAACAGAATCATTGATTCAGTATATAGTTGCGTCCAGGAAAGAATATGGGTCGGAATCTTATACTCTGAACCAAAAGCATACTTAGGATGCAGTCCCTTAGCTATGTCAATAGCATCTGAAAAAGCTGGGGAGAAAAGATGAAATGGTGTAGGGAGGTCTTTAAATAAATGCCCCCTCCACGCAGGTCCACCTAATAAATCCAGTTTAGGTTGAGGAAGTGTGAGTAAGACTTCAACAAAATTTTTCTCTGTCACTCCTATTAAGTTGTCAACACTACTTTTAAAAGAATCACAAAGTACTGCGTAAGTTTCTATTGCTGGCGCAGAAAAGTTAGTTTTAACTTCAGTAAAATTAAGAACGGAAATACCGTGAAAAACCTTATAAACATGAACGTTTTCTATGGATTGTTCGTATGCGTATAAATCATAAATTTCACTGTCGTAAAGAAATGGTCTTAAATTTACATAAACATACGTGTGGCCTCCGAAGAAGCAGGGAGGACCAAAGATACCAAAACCACAAAAAGTAACATCTAGCTCTTGTCCGTGGATGTTAACAAAATCTTTTTGGATTTTCGCTTTAGGGAATTCTATTGAAGTACGAACCAGTTCATTGGCAGATGAATTTGGCGCTAAAGCTTGTCCTACGGGAGTGTAGGTAGGTAATATTTGTGATTGTATTTTAGGAGCGCCTGACTCTGGGCAGGCAAATGGAGGTAAAATGTATTGGACAGGGGCCCGAGTAACTCCAACAAGCTCAGGCCCACCATAAAAATTAGAGAATCCATAAAAGTAACAATCTCCATACATTCACGCCGTCCAATTATTCTTCTGTTGGTAAAGGAACTCCATACCCACGTCTTGCGCCTGCAGCAATGGAACAGTTGTAATGTACAAACGGGAATAAAATGAAAGAGTGTGTGTCGCCACTCTCATCTGTATGAGTAACAATATCCCCTGCATACAGGCCAAGCAAATCAGTGTAATAAAACGGAAGTCGTGCAATTATCCTCCAGAGACCTGCATACTTTCCAAAGACATAACTTGGAGTCAATATCCTAACTCCTGCATAGTTGGAATATTTACAAAGTTCTGTAAAGTCAAACCCGACATTTGCAGGGTTTACAAAAAAGCGTACATCAAAGGGGTCTCTAGCATATCCATACATAGTGCCTGGATAATACCATGTTTTCTTCCCTTCCCAGTTACCTACACAAATACATGCGCCCGCAGTATCATCAGTGTTGCCACAACCGCAATATGTCCTAGGAGACTCATCTTCATCCAACTCACTATCTAACGCAAAAGAACTTGCTGCGGTATATACGCCAACACCATTACCCTGGTCAACATCTGCGGTTAAAATTTCTCCACACACTCCAAATGATAAATGTTGAAAGTAGCCTTTTACATCAATTGGATTATCCCCAACCTCTTCCCGAACGAACGATAGCCAGAAAAATATATCCGTCTCTTTCCTATCAGTTATATTAGGACTATCTAGTAAAGGAGCTAACTGTCTAACATACCATGCTTTTGCTATAAGGTCATTGGCAGGGTCAAAGTCAGCATTCATTTTTATTCTACAGACCAAAGCATCTTGAGGAGTTACTAAGGTTTCATCCACCAAATACACTGCTACATCATCATTGTGTGTTTCAGCCTCATTCTTCTGCGAACCCTTCAAAATCAAGTCAGCAGTATTATCTGTCGTGTCATCATAATCAGGAGATGCTAGAATATAAATAGTATCGTTCTGATAAACAATTTTAGCATAAATCTTGTTGTCCCCTCCATCTACGGTCTTACTTAAGATATATACTATAGGGCCTGTATAAAAGGAATTACCAGGGTCAGCATCTAACGAGTACTCCAGCGTCCACATTAATGTAGAAACATCTGGAGGAGAATAAGTAGTAAGGAAGTCCTTTATGTTTCTAACTAAATCGGGCAGGCTTATATTAGTTCTGTATTCATAATGTACTGCCATAAGTTTACCTCCATTTATACTTTACCCTCTGGGAGCTTCTAGCCCAGGGTTTTCTTCATGCCATTCTTTTATACCTAATTTCATAACTGCCAAATTAAACGGTCCTGACCTATATACATCTTGAACTACAATAAAATTAAGGTCACCATCTGGGGTGCTTATTTTAAGTAAATCTTGTGCTGAAAGACCTAAACCTGGAACAAAATATAAGTCATCAAGGATTCCAGCTATTTGTATTCTGTCTTGTTCATCATCATAAGATATACCACTACCACCAAATTCCTCACGAGTACACGATTGCATTTCCATAATAGAATTAACAACAGAATAGTAAACTGGGATAAGCAGACGTCTATCATTAAACGACTCTACTATCTCTGCTGGATTCCACCCAAAGTGTGCTTGTATTTGGTCGTGTTTCACTCCCAGAGGGTAGGCGGATACTGGGAGAGGAACACCGATATCGTTTAAGTAATTATGCGAGCCACATTCATATACTTTTAAGGTGCAATGACATAAGCTTTGAACAAAAGAATTTCTAACAGGATAAGTTGAAAACCAACCCCATAGGCCATCAAAGTACAAAGCCCTGTTAGATAGTTGAACCTGGTCGTAAGTGAATATAAGCTTCCCATCGTATAAAGACTCTTTACGACTCATTTCACCAAAAGGAACATTTTCACCATCATGAAAAGGCACTGTAGGAATGGATAGCAAAGCAGTAACCTCTGAATCTTTAGGCCCGCAAATTGGGTTAGTAAAATCAGCTAAGGGTAATGACCCAGGATGGTGTGGTTCATAGGAGTTTGTCGGGGGAACGTGCTCAAAAGGCCAGCGAGTTTTTATATGGGGTTCTCTATTAATCGTAGTGGTGTATTCTAAATAGCAAAACACCAAACTCTGTATCCCCTCATACATCATGTAGTCCCAATAAAATGGAGGAATATGTCTGAGCGACCCATATACATTATCATAGACAAAATTCCTTTGAATAGGACGTGTTGGAGTTCCGAGGGTATAAGTAGTTCCGCTACACACCATAGGATACGGATAACCTTCTTTAGGCACTAATCTCTTACCCCATCCCAAGTAGAACATTTCATTAACAAACGCTCCTCTATACTTAGTATAATCGGATGTTAGCGGAACCGTGGGAGTCCTTATCATACAAACTATATGTGTGTCTGTAGCCTTCAACCAATAACAAACGGGTTGATTACCTACTAAAACGGCAGGGCATCCCTCATAAAAATGAGACTGGGAATTATAGTTGTCCCTTACCGCTAAAGAGCCAGCCTGACAATCCCATTCTAAATCGGGGTCAAAATTAGTGTAGGCATTTATTTGAATCCCTTCCTGTTGAAATCCCTCATATCCACGAAAGGTCTTGAGGCCCACATACAAAGGTAACTCATCAGCAGGTTGACTCTTTAAAATTACACATCGTTCCCCATCCGAGTCCACATAATCCTGTAGTTTAGTCCAAGACGCTGAACTACACGGAGGTTGCCCTTCAACTACTCCTGTAAGCCAGCCGACTATAATAGATAACATATCTTTATAGTCAGAGGCCAGCCCTTTAATATAATCACACTGAACAGCCATACAATCTCCTCCTTAAAATTTTGAAAAGTATCGTTTAAATAATGGTTGTCCTGTTATTATGTTCACAATCCGCTCCTTACCCTCAGTAGAATTAATATACCTTCTAGCTATTGCAGGCTCTGCTATATTTACCACCTCAACTCTTGGAGCCTCTGTTTCTGGAGTAGGAAACGTTTTAGATGGTTGCTCTTTTGTTGTTTCTTTTGAAGGCTCCCGCCTTGAGAACTTTCCAGCTTCAGGTATTTCCAACCCTACGTTAATAGGTCTTACTTCCTGGGTTTTTATGCTACTAAATGTATTTGCAAACTTCATAACTTCTCTTCCAGTATTAACAGGATTTGCAGTTGGCGTATGTATTATCTTTTTATTTAGTAACGATTGTGCACTTACAAAATCACCCTGGTTTATCTTTTCAAAAAAATCCACCCCGAGTTCGCTGACAATCCTATTATTTACTACAAATTCATTTTTTGCAAGCTTTGCTACAACGGAATCTTTATCTGTCTGCCCTTTCCTTACCAATCCCGCAAATCCTCCAGAGGCAAAAGCGGGCAATTCACTGTCATCAAATGAATCTAAAACTACACCCCCAGTATAATAGCCTGGAATTAAACCGCCTTTAAATACCTTATATGACGGGAATTGAGGCTTAGGTAGTTGAAGATTATTATAAGGACCAGAAGGAGGCTTGGCTCCACCGCCTCCAGGCGCACCAGCTCCAGCAGCTCCAGATAGTAAAGACATCATCGGACCCATCAAAGAAACTGGATTAAAAGCAGTACTAGCTGCACTTGACGCTGACGCTGCAGCCAAGGAAGCAGCAGCGTTTTGGATAGCTAAAGCAGCGTTAGCTACATAGTAATGAAATGTTTGCCCAGCCGTTATAATTTCAGTTGACGCATTATTAACTGCAGATGAAAAAGACGTGGCACTAGAAGCTACCGCTGATTGAAAAGCCGAAGCATTTGACGTTCCGAACAAAGTATCCATTAACTCTTTCCCGCCTAACTTTTGAATCATCGCCTGCATCATTATCTTTAGCAGCATATCAAAATACATTTGCATAATCTGGTAGTAAAAAGCACTAAACAATCCATACCAATCCACGTCACCTTCAAATGCTTGCTTTAGTGCTGAGGTCATAACATTAGCTAAAGTTCCCCTAATAGTGTCTGCCATTGAATTAAAAGTTTGCTGAATTATACTATTAATAGTCCCGAGACTAGCTGAATAATTCATCAAGGCTTCTTTAGCTGACAACACATTCACTTTCTGTCTCTTTAAAGCCCCACCTAACTTACTTAAACTATTGATAAAACTATTCAAATCAGCAGAAGACTGTTTTAACCTCTGGGATGACTCCATCAACTTTTGTGCGTATTCCTGTAAACTTTGTGTATTTATGTTGGGGGTCTTTGCAACTTCTGGAGTAGTAGTAGGAGCTGGCGGTG